CTTCAGTACCGTGCCCACGAGCGGAAGGTCGAGCACCCATTTCATGAATGCCTTGCCCGCATCCCATGCGATGAGGATGGCGCCCTTCAGTAGTTCCCATGCGATGACAAATGAGTCCTTCATGATGCCCGCGACGTTCATGATGATCGAGCCGAGCCCGTCGATCAACGTCTTGAACGGGCCGATGTTCGCGTAGGCCCACTCGCCGAGCTTCCAAAGCGCAAAGGCGGCCGCGATTGCTCCGACAGCGATGAGCAGCGGTGAGAGCGCACCACTGACAGCAGCGATGAGCGGAGCCATCGCTGCGAATGAAGTCATCAGCGTGCCGATCACAAGCACAAGCGGCCCCAGCGCAGCCGCCAGCGCCACGACAGCGAGCATGACGGTCTGAACAGGCTGAGGGAGGGCCGCGAACTTCTCCGCCATCGACCGGATGATATCGACCAGAGGCATCGCAGCCTGAAGTATGTCTTTGAAGATCGGTAACAGAACCTCGCCGATCCTCATCAGAGTGATAGTCACCTGGTCCTTGAAGTTGCTCCACTGCCCGAGGAAGGTCTGCGCCTGCTTCTCCATCGCCCCGCCAAACCGCTCCTGCATGCCCGCGAGGATGGCAGGGATAGCAATTGAGGCTGAGATTGCGCCCTTCTCCGCCTGCTTCATCGCCTCAGGAATACTGATGCCGATCTTGTCCGCAAGCATCTGCCAGGCCGGGATGCCAAGCTCCGCGAGTTGGTTCATCTCCTGCGCGGACACCTTACCCTTCGCGCTCATCTGCCCCAGCGCAAGCGTCACGCGGTCGATCTCAGCAGATCCTCCACCGATAGCCGAAACCGTATCTCCGATGATTCGCAGCATCGGCTGAACCTGCTCAGCAGCGAAGCCCATGGCGAGCAGTTTCTTCGATGCCGTTACAAGGTCAGGAAACTCAAACGGCGTTGAAGCTGCAAACTGCTTCAGCTCCTCCAGGAACTTGCCCGCCTTCTGCGCTGAGCCGAGTAGCGTTTCGAAAGCAATGGCGTTCTGCTCCATCTTACCGGCCACGGTGGCGACTGCAAGCCCAAAACCAATGATAGGCGCCGTGATGGCGGCCGTCATCCCCATGCCGACAGACTGAAGCTGCGCGCCCATCGCAGCGATGCCAGCGGTCGATTTCTTCGTCTCTTTGTCGAGGTCTTTCAGGTTGTCGTTGACATCCTGCATCGACTTCCTGAAGCCCTCAACATCGGCCCCAACTTTGACAAAGAGTTCACCGAGGGTTGCCATTGCGTTTCCGTTTCTGCTCTGCGTGATTGGCGATTGCCGTCAGTTGGATGAGTAGCGCCTGAGGATCAGAGATCCGCCGCGCTTCGAAGAAGTCAAACGGTTTGATCGGCTGTTGTGTTTTCTTTGATCGATTCACGTTGTAGATCGCGGCCGCAACGATACCGGCGCGATAGTTGGCGAGCCGCTGCTTCTCTTTGTAGGAGTCTGCCAGCGCGATTAGCTCGCGTGGCACCATGTCCCAAAACTCCGCATCGCTCAAACCGAGATGGACGCGGGCAAAACTCCAGAGTCGCTGCCAGTCGAAGTCACCGCTTCGCTGGCCTTCGGAGGGTTTGCGGCATCGAATAGCCCCGCCGCCTTCCCGAGTTGCGAAACGAATTCGGAGAGCTTGCGAAGGTCAAGCGGCACGACCTCGCAGAACTCATCGAACGTGAGCGCGCGGTCCACCATACTCTCATAGAGCATGACGATGATGGCTTCCTCATTTGCGGCCATCATCTCGGAGATGGACGCTACACCGAGGCGCGCTTTGACGCGGCGCAAGGCTCCGTAGGTGAGGCGGAACTTGCGCTCCGCCCCATCCAGCAGAGTCAGCGCGAGAGGCTCGATCAGATGCGCCATGTTAGGAGATCGTGAACGAACCCTTCGCCAGCTTGTAGAGATCGTCGCCGTCAAAACGGACAACCACCTCGATGGTCTGCTTGTCGTCAATCGGGGTCGAAGGCGCCCACGATTTGACGTAGCCCTGGAACTCGAACGGGACGCAGGCCGATTGGGTGCGGTCGGTCGGAACCTCCGCCCTCCACCAGACCGTCGTGCCGGCCTTCTGCAGCGTCCAGAGCGCGTCGTGCGATGCCGAGGTAGCCGGGTCCAGGTCGGCTTCCAACAGCAGCGTCATCTCCGACACTTCGATCATGCCGGGCATGTTGCGCTTCACCCGCGATGTGCTGTGGACAGTCGTGTCCACGTCGTCCGCAACCATCTGCGGAAAAGTCACTTCAAGGATCTGAGTGACGCGCGTCCAACTGACCGGCGATGCGGCCGAATATCCGACGCGCACGCCATTTCCGAGAACGCCACCTGTTGCCATAGTTCGAGCCTCCAGTGCTGAGTGTGGGAGTTGGTTGAGAAGTTACGGTTGACCGCTCAGACAAGCGCTTCGGCAATGCGGAAATTCAATGCGAAATGGTGGACCGCTGACATGTCATCCCAGCCGAGGTAGAACGTCCCCGGCTGAAACTGAACATCAAGCCCTTGAGCGGGGCTGCTGACGAGATGCTGGCCGTCCAACGCAGCGATGACGGCATCGGCCAGAGCCTTGCCGGTGGAGTACGAGTCGCTGAAGATCGAAACCTGGTAGTAAGCCCATATCGTGAGATCCTGGAGCCCCTCGTGCGTGCGTATCGGCTCGATGCTCACCGGGAAATGGACGATGTACGGCCGGTCCATGTTCTGCCAAGCGCCAGGCGTGCGGATGCGCGTGGCTGGGCAGAGCGCGGTGATAGCCGCGGCTTCGGTGAGGATCTCTTGGACAGCGGTTTCGCAGGTCATTTTGCTATCGCCTTTTCGAGTATCTGCGGGAAGCCCTTGGCAAGCGCCTGCTTTACGAGAGGCTTCGCGGCAGATACGGCAGGACGGAAAAACGGCGTAGCTTGGATGCGGCCGGTGCGGCGTCCGAATGAGAAGAACTTCTGCCCTTTAGAATTGCTCTTGCCCGTCGCTCTGTCAGCAGTCCCGAACTCAAACCAATACGGCGATGGGATAAACCGCTTGCCGCCACGCGTCATCTTCAGATGCCGCCCGCCGAGTTTCTTGATACCGGCCTGCTGGCTCATGCCAACAAGCACGTACGGGTTGCCGCGCTTCGCTCGGTTGATGATCGTCTCGGCATCGAGCACTTCCTTCAGATCAGCGGATACTGGCAGCGATGCGATATTCCGCTTAGTTTGCGTCCAGATATGCTTGGATGCTTCGACAAACAAGTCCGTCATCAGTTCGCCAGCATCCGTCGCAGCGATGATTTTCTCGATGTTGCTCAACACCTCATTCATCCCTGCGATAGCCGCAACGCCCTTCTGTCTGATAACGAGCCGAGCCATTACAGCACCTCCCGCGCGTACATCCGCGTCCGCCGCCGCATACCTTCGGGGTCCTCAGCGTCCAGGATGTTGAGGCGCCGCGTCCCCCACGTTGCGATCCACTCGCGGTCAATCTGAACCGTCAGGAACCACGTCTCGATGACGAAGCGCGCCTCTGCCCAGCGCTGCTCAAGCCGCTGGAGTTCAGCACCGCTCATCGCCCGCACGTGCGCGAAGAACCGCATCACCTCTTCCTCTGTGTAGACATCCTCGCCGTACTCGTTCTGACTGCTCACGACCTTGCGCGTGATGACGATGAGGTCACGCAGCTTGCCAGGGTTAAGCGGTTTCGATGCGTCGATGCGGCTCATTTGATCGTGTAGACCTTCCCATAGCTGAGATTGGCCGTCACAGCGAACGGAAACTCACGGATCATTGAGGCTCCGGGCTCGAACGGTAGACGGCCCTCGTGCCACGCGGCGACCAGCATCAGCATCCCTATTTTTATGTGCTCATCCATGGCGCGCGGTGAAACGGTGAACCGTGCCAGCACCGCGGACGATGGCCAGAGCGCTGCGCTGGGGAACGATCCGCCTACAGGCGGCAGGATCAAGCCGCGCTGCAGATCCACGATGTAGTCCGTCGTAACCGTCATCGTCGTTGTCGTGCTGTCGTCTTCGGTGTACTGCATCAGATCGACAGTTGAGACATCCTGCCTGAGCACGATCTCATCGGCCGGAAACTCATCGAGCAGCAGGTCCCACTGCTTCGCCACAAGGTCGCGCCCCTGGTACAACTCCGCTGTTTCGCGCGCCGCGCGGATGAAGCTCTCAAGCTGCGTGTCCAGGCTCGTATCGGCTGGCGAGTAGGTCGGCAGGTTGAGATAGGTCTGCACTTCCGCAACCGTCAGCGGCTCCGTGAACGTCTGCGCCGGTGATGTTTCGGTGAGCCTTAGCAGGCCGTAGGATTTAGCCATGTAGCGCCTCCAGTTTCAGCGGGCCGGCGTGGACGAATGCCGATGTAGCCGGGAAAATATCGCCGATGACCATGTGCCGGTAGCCATCCTCCGCTTGGTTCTGGCCATCGATCCGCGTGTACCAGTCGTATTTGCGCAGCCGGTCGGAGCGGAGCATATAGCCGAGATGCAGTAGTCTGATATCTGTCTGCTCGCAGCGTCCGATACAAGCGGCCGGCACGCTGGAGCAGTGGAGGTTCCCGCTCGCATCTGTCCGTTGGAAGCTCATCCCATGCTGCAATCGGAACATCGATGGCCGGTAGAACCGCGAGTACACGCCGTCAACCCTGACGCTATGGCGCGAGTCCCACAGGTAAAGGATCTTGAACGTATACGCCTCCGCGCCGCGATTGGCGATGACGGCCTTGATCTTTGCGGGACCGGCTTCCTCAAGCACCTCATCGCCATCGATGCAGAGCACCCATGTCCCGGCCGCGCAGTGCTGCTCGACCTTGAGGAGTAGCCAGTCCTTATCGCGCGCTTCGTTCAGGTCGCTGTACGGCGACTGGTACACGATGGCTCCGTTGGCCGCACAGATGGCCGCGGTACTGTCCTCTGAGCCATCGTCCATCACGATGATCGGATCGCAGAGGCGCTTCAGCGAGGTGATAACCTCTTCGATCCAGCGCGATTCGTTCTTAACTCGAAGCATCGCTGCTATCGGCATAGAGCCTCCAATGTTTTGCGCCGCGCGATACGCTTCTGTCGCTCAGGCTCAAACATGGCGTTATCCCGATGATCCATCCGCGCGTGCCAAGTGATCTCAAACCGCTTGTCCTGCATGATGTCAGCATTGATCACGTTGTACGTCACTTCCGATTTCTGGACGGCACATGGCAGTGCGATCTGATCCCGCGAGCAGCCCATGTTAAACTCACGCCACCAGATTTCATTGAAGCGTTTCACGTTGGGAGTATTCCGTCGAACGATGCAGCCGCCTGCGAACAGGCCCTTAATCCCGAATCGCTCGTATCGCTCCACTTGCAGCTTCATCTCATTCCCATACCCAATAGACTCGCGCTCGCAGCACTCCATCTCAGCGCGGACGCTTGTACGGCATGGGTGGCGGTAGAGCGCCATCTCAGCATCCCCGAGGTCGCCCGCGATAATGTCCGACGGAGCTGCCCGCATCCGAAGCGACGCATCGTGGTAGATCGTGATCCCATGCGGAAACCACAGATGCGGAAGCATCTTGGGCAAGCGCGAATCTTGCCAACCGAGGAACACGCGCGGGCAGGGCACGATGCGCCATGGCGGACAAACGTGGAACTCATCACTGAAGCACACGTAATCCACGCCGCGCTCCACGATCTCGGGCGGCCTCAGGTTGTCGTAATCGTTGATGATGACGGTGTAGACAGTCATGAACTGAACTCGAAGTAGTACCGCGCCTCGTCCATGTGTTCGGTACGCGCGCCCAGCGACCGCATCCAATCCTCGGGCAGTAGGCTCACAGTCCAGCCGCAGATTGTGCCCCAGATTGAGGCCCCTGGCAGGCTCGCCACGCCGATCACCCGGCGCGCTACGCGCCGCGCCTCAGCGATGACGGCTCCGGGGTCCGGGCACTGCTCCAGGACGCAGGAGAGCACCGCCGTCTCGAACGGCCCGTCATACGGCAGCGCCGCGGCGTCAGCCTCCAGCACGTCCAAGCCTTTTGCACGCGCCGCCGCCACCATGACTGGCGAGCGATCAACTCCGACGCCTCCAGGAACCTCGGAGAGCAGCCAGCCGGTATTGCAGCCGATATCGATCCAGGGTGCGATGATGCGTGGCTTGAGGTAGTCGATGATGCGGTCATTGGTCGGCGTGTACCCGCGCTCGATTACTGTGCTGTAAGGCGCTTCAGGCATGATTCCAATTCCTGCCAGTTGAACGGCCCATATTCAAATCTCCACGAGTGGAGGTAGACCAGATCCGACTTCGGATCACCGAACGCGAGGAACTCTTCGAGCCGTGGGCAGGGCCCCAGCGGATTGAAGCCATCCATCTCAAACGGCCCCTCGTTGAACGGCGGCACGTAATACTGAGCGTTAAGCCCGATGGTGTCGAGCTCGATCTTCGCTATCACGAGGTCCTCAATCGCTGGACAGTGCGTGTGGTAGAGCCCGTGTACAGCGATGCCGTCGTTGCGGCTGCGGAGGTACTCGACCACTTGGTGATTCTCGCTGAAGTAGGCCGCCGACGCGCGCATGATGATCTCATCGTTCGTCCAGTTGACGTGGATGGGCCGAACGAATCCGCGCGGCGTAATAGCATGAACGATCTGTACGCCGTGACGATCGCAGATAGAACAGAATCGCTGGATCTCGTGTAGCGTCGTGTCTGCGGCTACGTCATCGTTGCGGATGATCACTTCTCCCACACTCCAATCACTGTCCGGTACGCGCAGCCCTCGACCGGATCGACTTCGTACACGTCCTTCTTAATCTCACGCAGTCCGGCCGCTGCTATGGCTGCGTCTAGGTCCTCTAAGTACAGCGGATGATCGTGGCCTACGTTAAGTTGATCCGGCGTGCGGAGATGGACGTGGAGGTAAAACCGCCCGCCTGCCGTGAGCAGCGCCGCAATTCTCTCGATAACGCTGAAGTCGCCGTCTCCATGGTCCAGCGCGTTCATGCTGATGACGTCATCGACGTGCGCTACACCTATATCCCTGATAGATGGCCATACCTGAGTTGGCCCATTCGCATAGTCGAGTAGGCCGATAGCCTTGTAGCTGAGGTAGAGCGGCTCAACTGCGATCTTCAAGCCGACATCGATGAACGGCAAGCACCCGCCCCACGGGCCGGGCCCAAGCTCCAGAACCGAATCGGCACCGTCAAAGCCCCACAGTTCGAGAATCTTTCGCTGGCGCGCATCGCTTTCAGCGCGGCTGGCGTTGCGCCAGTAGGCAAGCTCCATTGCGATCTGGCCCTCGTTCAGCACGCCAGAACCTCCTGGTACATCTTCCGCAGTCCCGCCGTTACCGATGGCCAGAGGAACTCATCAGGGATAGGCCGCGCGAGCGGCCGCAGTGTCGCAACGAGGCCCTCAACCGTGCCATCGAACCACGTCACGCCTTGGAGCTGGGCCTCCCACGGCGAGCCTGTGCGCGTGGAGATCACGGGCCGATGGTTGGCCAACGCCTCCATCACGACGGTTGAGAATCCCTCAGCGATGGACGCGCACACAATCACATCCATTCCACGGTAGAAATCTGGCATCTCGCGTTCATGCCTGTCAGTCGTTGGCCAATACTGCGCGCCTATCTGCTCGCAGGCCGCGCGGATCACCTCGGAGCGTTTGTACGGCCCTGGCTTGCCGACAAAGCCCACGCGCAGAGGCATCACGTCAAGCACCAGGGCATCGGGCACGTACCACGAACCGGGGAACTGCTCTTGAATCGCCTTCGTGATGGCGTGGATCTTGACCTCTGGCGCAACGCTGAATCGGAACTCGTCAGGGTAGCGATGGCTCCGCACGCTCACGAGCAGCGGCTTCCCAACGTCCTTGATGCGCGGCCAGTGCATCGCAATATCCCAGTTGGCGTAGTGGACCAGATCACACTCGCGCGCCGTCTCGATGATATCATCGGTGCTCAGCGTGGCGTAGTAGCCCTTGATCCAGTCGATATCCGGCATCTCGGCTATCATGTAGTCCGTCAGGCGGTCAACGATCCAGCCGGGTACGTCGGCGAGCAAAAAAACCTTCATCTCACCGCGCCCCATTTCTGCGTAAACAGCTTTTGGTTGTGGCTCATGTCAGCACGGCCCCCGGCGCGGAACGTAGAGGTCAGGTGCTTATGATCAACGAAGCAGTCATCGCTGATGCCGATTCGGAGCCCGGCCGCGCGCACGCGCAAGCAGTAATCGTCATCGTCGAAGCCGTACTGCACGTACCGCTCATCCAGCAGCCCGACGCGCTGGATCGTGCGCCGGGGAAGCGCCACGCAGACGAAGCAGACCATCCGAGGCTCGAAGCGGAAGCCCTGACTGCGCGGGAACTGATTGGTGTTGCCCACGCTGTTGCAGCTCGCACCGCAGAGGCCGTATTCGGGATTGTGCGTCAACTGGTCGAACATGATCGTGAACCCGCGCTGTGATCGGAGCAGCGCGTCATCGTTGAGCAGCACGACGTCATCCTCGCCAGCAGCCGCGATTCCGAGATTCGCGTTGCGCGCAAAGATAAACGGCTTCACCCCGATCACAGTTTCCACGTCCGGCGGAACCGAATCGAGCCCATCGTCCACCACCACGATCCGCGCGTCGGGCTCATGCTCCCGCACGGCTGCGATGCAGGGGTGGAGGTTTGCCGAGGTCTTCGAGAGGATCACAACCGTCATTTCACAGCCTCAAGAATTGCAGTGATCTTCCAGACCGCCTCGTATTCGTCGCGTACTTCCTGCTCATCGAGCCGGATCACCCGGAACGCAGCCGTGATGCCGTAGGGTCTGGCGAGCCGCGTGTGCGCGAACTTGCCAGCGGTAACGTACTGGAAGCTATTCAGACACCATTGGCTCTTATGAGTAAGGTCCTGAACAAAACCAGCCCCACGTGAAGCAGACGGCACAATGATTTCGAACGTACCGCCTGGCTTCAACACCCGCCACGCCTCGTTCATGAGGAAGATGCGCCCATTTTCCATGTAGACATCAACGACCACTCCATCGTGCTTGGTGACGCGCAGAATCTCGGCAGGGATATGCTCGATCAGATCATGCGCCACGATAGCATCAACGCTCGAATCAGGCCACGGCCACGGCTGGCGTAGGTCTGCGATCTGGTCGGCCGGCGGAACGATATCGACGTTGACCCAGCCATGCCGGTGACGGTCGCAGCAGCCGAGGTTCAGGCGCATACGGGCAGTTCCGATACTTCGATCCGGCGCCAGTTCGAACCTTTGAACTTCTCACTGGTCGTTTTACCGTGCGCCCGCGCCATCATCAGCAGCCCGGCATCCTCTGTGTAGAGCACGCCGCGGGAGCGCGTCACGAAGTGGTTGTCCTCACCGACGTTGAGAGCCGGGAAGCGCATCTGCTGCCACCACTCACGCCAGTAGCAGAGGCTTGTCCCGAGCGCATAACGCGAGTGTGAGTGATAACGCCACGCCTCACCGTTGCGGCAGTCCAAGAATGCCATAGTATTGAAGCCGACTACCTTGCGTTGCGGATCGGCGGTCAGCATCTCGACTTGCTTGCTCATGCGATCCGGCGCGCTCCAATCGTCATCGTCGAAATGCTGGATGATCTGCCCACGCGCATGCTGGCACGCCACGTTACGCTTCGCGCCGATGGAGTCCCAACGGAGGCCGGTGTTGATGTAGCGGATACGTGGATCATCTGGCACCAGCGCTCTTGCCGCGTCGCCCCCATCTTCGATGAGTACTAGCTCTTTGTACGGGTGCGTCTGCGATAAGAATACGTTTATCAGCTTCGGTATCCATTCGGGCCGGTGTCTGGTCGGGCAGATCGCTGAGACGAAAGGGTACTGCCACTACGGGCACCACCTCCGGGATGATGACCTTCGTCTCGTAGATTCTGGCGAGCCCTGAGTTAAGCAGACGGCGCGTATCATCCGTATCGGCGTCAAATGGCACGCCGGGCGGGATGATGATGCCGCGCTTGAGAGGTCGATCTGAAATGAGAGTCATTGGAAAAGTGGGGCGGCCCCGAAAGGACAAGAGGCCGCCCCTGGCTGCGGGCCTAGGAGGAGGTTGGTTAGGCCGGGGAAGCGGCCAAAGCGCCGTACACGAAGGCGTTGGGGCGGTACACGCAGAGAGCCAGGCGGGCCTCAGCGCGGATCGCCACGAGGTTCTTCGTGAAGTAGTCGCTGTGTTCGGTCGAGATGTCGATGGTAACACCCATGCGGTCCCTGATTTCGGCGGCGGCCGAAGAAGCGGAACCGGCGAGGAAGTACCCGACGGTCATGCTGTTCGACGGGACCACTGTGCGGCCCCAGAGCGTGAACGGTCCCTGAGCGCGCGGATCGCCGATGATATAGCGCTTGTCGCCGTCCTTGGTCTTGAGGATGCTCCACACGTCAGTCGTGCTGAGCACCACGAAGTCGCTGGGCAGTTCATCGTCGGCATCGACCTGCTGAAACGCGGAGGCCACCGTATCGATGTACGTGTAGCCGTTGGCCGCGCTGGGAAGCAGCGCCGTGTCAAACGACTGCGCCTGCGTCGTCAGGCCGTTCAGGTTGTAGCCCGTGCCGTCGCCGCTGAGGATTTGTTCGTCGATTTCCTTGGCGACGTAGTAGGCGAGCGCGTTGTTGAGGACACCGGCGAGTTCGGACCAATCCGCGAGGACCTGGTTGGAGGCCGGGATCCACGTGGCGATGGTCTGCACTTCGGCATTGGCCGTCGTGAAGGTTTCGGCGTTTTCGAGCTTCGCGGTCCCCTGCGCGCCCTGAGGAGACGCATTGGACATCGAAGCATTCACCTTCGGCCAGTAGAGCTTGCCGAGAGTCGTGGCGCGCCGAGGGATGATGTCAGCGATGCGGAGGGCCCGCCGCGCTTCGAGCACCAGAGAGCCGCGCTCTTCTGGCATTACGCCGGAGGTCGGGAAGCCGACAGCCGCGCTCGTGATCGTGGTCTTGCGCTCCATGATTTCAAGCGCATGTTTGCCGCTGATTTCGAAGCGGCACTTAGTCGCTTCGCCACGGACGAGCTTCTGAAGGTTGTCGTTTTCCTTCAGCGTGTCGGCAAGTGACTTGGTTTCGGCGCGCTTCGCCGATTCGATCATGCGCTTGTCGATGTCGTTGATCTTCGAGGTCAACTCGACAATCGCTTTGGTGGTTTCTTCGTGAGCGGAGCCGAGGGCCTTCTGCTCGTCCTGCGACTTTGCGATGAAGCCCTTGAGTTCCGTTTGAAGCGTGGAGAGGATTTCCATGCTCATTGCTGATTACCTCGCAAAATTGAAATCAAACTAGCGGCGGCAGAGTGGACTTCATCCGGCTCTTGCGTCATACCTGCGGCTTCCGACCCTGATTTCGCGGCTCCCTGCGGAGTGCTACTAATTCCGTCTTTGACAACGGCGGCCTGAAGTGCAGAAACTTGAGATTCGAGGCGAGCGAGTCGCTCTTCCTCCGCGCTCTTCACGCGCGTCACCTGTGCGGCCGGCAGCATCGGAAACGTCACAATGCTCACCTCCCACAGTTTGAGTTCTTGAACATGGCGCACCATGCGGCCTTCGACTTCGGCCCACGTACTCTTGAGCGTCTGGAAGCCGATGCTGAGGCCCTTCACGAGCCCGCGCTTGATCTTGCGGTGCGCTTTCTTCGCGGTGTCATCTTCGAGGTCGAGCTTGCCCTTGATGCGAACCTTGTTCTGCCACTCCGACAGCTCGCCTTCGCCGATCACCTCATCGTTTTGGTGCTGCCACAGCACCGGCACGATGGGATTTTCGGCGAGCGTCTTCGAGAATGCGCCCTTGTCGATGACATCGCCGCCCAGATCCTCGATGCCGTACACCGAAGCGATGCCTTCAAACGTGCCGTCAGCGGCCACTTCTTTGACTTCGCAATAGAATTGATACGATTTGTCTTCCATGGTTGAGCCTCCCGGCACTAAAGTTCCAACAACAGAATTGCGAGATTCTGTTCTGCTATCTCCGACGTCATCGATATGCCGTACCCGTTGACGGCCGCGCCCTTGGTGACTACCTCGCCATCACCCTTGACGAAATTGCGGACCTTCCCAT